TACCGCAACAAGTTGTTTGGCACTGAACAGCAGCGCAAACTGCTCAAGGAGTCTTTGGACTCCAAGCAGTACCAAGCACTGCGTGACATGATGGAAGTCCTTGAGGCTACCAGTAAGAGCTTCAAAGGGCAGTCAATCACGGTCCCAGGCGGCTACATAGCCCAAGATCTTCAAGCCGATGCACTGGCCTCTGCTGGCCTTGGGACTAAGGCGGGAATGGCGGTAGCTGGATTGGCTCAGCCTCTAAACTGGCCCCAAATGCTAAGCAACGCTATTGCTGACATTCGCATGGGCAAGTACTCGGAGCAACTGGCCGGCATCATCACCAGTCCTGACTCGATGAAGAAACTGCGCGAGAATACTTTGCTGCTTCGCCAGTTAAGCCCACGTGAGAAGGCCACGTCGCCACTGGTGGCAAGGACCTTGGGTCAGATACTACAAGGGCCTGCGCCTACTGAAATGGCCCGCGAAGAGGCTCAATAGCCTATACTGTACACAACGAATTCGGAGCATGAACGATGGCCTACGCCCCGCTGACCAAGATCCCACAGCAGTTTTTCGATAACCTCGGCAACCCGCTGGTCAGCGGGACGCTCTACGCTTACCTGGCTGGTACCAGCACGCCTACCAATATGTTCAGCGACAATGCCGGGACCGTGGCAGGCACCAGCGTGGTACTGGACAGCCGTGGCGAGCCTACGACCTTCAAGCTGATCTGGCTGAACACTGCGGTCATCTACAAGTTTGTCCTCAAGGACAGCACTGGTACAACCATCTGGACCATCGACAACATCAGCGGTGATGACGGCACAGGTGCAGGATCGGCCTCTACCGTGTTTGACCAGCAGACCATTACTGCTACAGCAGGTCAGACGCTATTTGCTCTTGGATACGATTACGTCACTGGCACAAACGCCATGGCCGTCTACAAGAACGGCTCACGGCTGATCACGGGTACTGACTTCACTGAGACCAGTTCCACCTCTGTGACGCTGACCATGGCGGCTATTGCCGGCGATGAGTACACGTTCATTGGTGGTCAGGACGTGTCCAGCAGCTTTAGCGGGACTAACGTCAGCTTCATTCAGTCTGGCACTGGGGCCGTTCAGCGCAATGTGCAGAACAAGTTGCGCGATATTGTCAGCGTCCTTGATTTTGGCGCTGTGGGCGATGGGGTTACAAACAATCAAAGCGCAATCACTGCCGCGCTGACATATTGCAATGCAAATGGTAAGGATTTGTTTTTTCCGGCGGGAACGTACAACTTTTCAACAGGTGCGTTTTCTGTCACTAGTGGCGTTCGCGTGTATGGTGAAGGCCCGATGTCTAAGCTGGTATGCACTGCTTCTGCCGGTGGAAATTCGCCAATTTTTTATGTGACCGGCGAACGGATCAAAATTGATTCTCTTTGGATAACCTATACAAATTTCCAAACCGGCTCATGGTCAGCTTGTATTTACGTCAAAAATACTTGCTACGAATCCGTTTTTGAACGGCTGTATTTAGGCAGAGGATCGTTTGGTATTTATTGTAAATACAATACGTTTAACACCGGCGATGCCACTACAAATTATTTTTATAGCAATACCGTAAGAGACATTCGCATCAGCGAATATTCGCAAAATGCCATGCTGATAAGTACCGCTGGCGGCAACAACAACAGCGGAAACGTATTCCAGAACATTTACACAATCAACTATAACAACGATTTGGGAGGCGGCGCACTTCGCACCGCTTCGTATGGATTGTTTTTTGAACGGTGCGACGATGGATTTATTTCTCAAATAAACATTGAACACGGCATTTTCAGCAGTGGTGCTATTTATTTTGCGACGTGTACAAATTCGACTGTAAAAGCGCTCCACATTGAAGGTGGAACATTTACAAGCAATTACGGCGGCGTAATTGATTTGGGCAGTTCAGTAGTAACAGTTGAAGGATTGACGTTTGCCTTTAATACAATAAACGTCGCCAATCATATCGGCCTATTTCTTTTAAGTTCCAGTCGAGTCGTTTTAAGTATTGGGACTGAAATAAACACGACCGTGACAAGTGGCACTAATTTGCCAGTGTTTTATTCTGTGGCGGGAACTTGCTATGCATGGGCTACAGGAATAACAACATCATCTTATACCATAACGCATACTGGATTGACTCAAACACCAGTGGTGTTGCAATCATACAATACTGATTTGTACCCCGGAAGCGTTGCCGTGACTGGTGGCGATATCACCATGAACACGGCGGCTAAAGGCGTAAACTTTTCTGCTAACACACCGGCGGCAGGCAAGACTAGTCAGCTTTTGAATTGGTATGAAGAAGGCACATGGACGCCTGTTGTGACAGCTTATGGCGGAACATTTACGCTGCTTGGGGCTGTTTCAGGAACGTATACTCGAATTGGAAGAAGAACATTCGCAAATTTTAGTATAGCCATTACCACAAACGGCACCGCAAATACCGCTGTTGTTGTTAATGGATTGCCATTTACCATTAGTGGATATGGTTGCGGAAGCGGCAGAGAAAATGGAGTCAATGGATATATGATCCAATCCACAGGAACAAGTGGAACAAAACAATTTTCCATTTTAACTACCAGTGGTGGGTATCCGGGGGGGAATGGGTACTTGTTAGAAGGATTCATCGAATACAATACATAATCAAACCAACACAGGACACCACACACCCATGAGCAACGCAAGAAACCTAGGCAATAGGGCCACAGAGATCGTCAGTGTGCGGGACTATGGTGCCCGTGGGGATGGCGTGACGGATGATACAGCTGCTTTCCTTGCTGCTCTTGCAGCGGCCAGAACTGTGTTTGTTCCAGATGGACATTACATTCTCAGCGATACGATTGACATCACAAATCGCAGACTGTATGGAACGAAGCGCACAGCAAGTGAAACTTACAACTCAAGCACTGGTGGCGTCATGCTTGAGTTTGTTATGGCTTCTACCGCTACGCAGGCAATCACGTTTGGTGGATTTTTCTTTTTGGAAAAAATGACTGTAAAACGGTCAGGCGCAAACATTCGCGGTCCGATTTTGCAGTTAAGCACCGTTGCAGGTGGAGAACGGAATTCGTATTTAAAAGATTTGCTTCTGTTTGGCGGGTCATCGCTGATTTATAACCCGAACACCAATTCTCAATATCTGTACAGTTGCCTGTTTGAAAACATTGAATTGGGCAACTATTCACAATACGGCTGGAACGTGTACGGGCCAGGAAACAGCGGAAACGTTTGGATAAATATATATTCGACCAGTTGGCTGTCTTATCCTAGCAGCAAAAACAGCGCAACTGCGTTTATGTCGCTTACTGGAAATTGGGGCGACGGCTTTATGTCGCAAATTAACTGCGAATGGGTTAATTTGGTCGATTCTTGTTTTTTGTTTAACGGGTTTGAGACTTTGACGATTGCTTCTGTGCATGTTGAAGGGGTTGAATTGCAAAGCGGTTCCGCAATTTTTAACTTTCTTCCAGCAGGTTTAGGGTCAAAGTATTTCATTTCGAACGTTGCTATTTACACAACTACTTTTCTTGGTAACAACGTCAAGCTCTGGCAGTTTTCAAATGATTTGAATGAAAATATGTATATCCATTGTGTCGGATTGCGCACTCGCAACAATACGACAAATGGCTATGTATCTTATTTTGCTTATAGAAATGGCTCAATAACAAACGAAACACCAACGCTTAAAGTTGAACAGTATACAACAGACGGCGCATTTCCTTCGTCATATAACTATGTTCCGGTATCGGGTACTCCAACGCAGCCGCAAATAATTCAAGAATTGAATGGCGTTTACAGTCCAACGCAAGTTTTGATCGGTGGATCAAATGCAACATCTTACTCGCTTGGTTTAAATAAAAACGGCCCGTATGTTGCAAATATCGGATCTTACAACACATCAATGGTTTCGATTGTTAATGTTAACGGGACGGCAACTGGCGCAAATGCTGCTGCGTGCGTGATGGTTGTCAACAAAGACGCCACAAGTTCCCGATCTATCAATGCCGCAGGCACATTAAATGCGAGTGGTGCTGACTATGCGGAATATATGTTGAAAAGTGGCGACTTTACGATTGGCAAAGGCGACATTTGCGGAATCAATGGTCAAGGCTTGTTGACAAATGTTTTTTCTGAGGCAGTCACATTTGCGGTCAAGTCAACAGACCCTAGTTATGTTGGTGGGGACGTATGGGGCGCTGCTGCAGGCCCAATGCCAGTGCCTGCCGAACGGCTGGAATCTGAATCTGACGAGGAATACAAAGCGCGGTGTGACGCATTCATGACAACCGATCTCGGATATCTGAAATGGGCTGAGAGACTAGAAGCGGAACGTCAAAAGGTTGATCGAATTGCGTTCGCTGGCCAAGTTCCTGTCAATGTGGACGGAGCAAAGCCGGGCGATTACATTGTTCCTGTCGATGACAATGGTTTAATTTCAGGTATCGCGGTTGGTGATCCAACTTTTGAGCAATATCGATTTTCTGTTGGTAGAGTTATTGCTATAAATCCTGACGGTACTGCAAAAATTGTTGTCATTATTCATTAAATTATGTTGGATTAACTTAAAAAAGGCAGGGTCAATGAATGAGTGCAACACAATCCCAATCTGAATCGAAAAACATTCACTCATCGCAGGCAATCTAAATGGCTAAAGCAACTGCCAAAAAGTCAGCCCAGTCACTTGCTGTATAAATACACTATTGAGGACAAACGATGAAAAACGGTAAGAAAGGCAAAATGCCAGCCATCATGATCGCCATTGCTATGCCTGGCAAGAAGCCCAAGAGCAAAGCCGAGATGAAAAAAGAGAAGATGGAAGACAAGGTAGAAATGGCCGCGATGAAGGCCTATGCCAAGAAAAAGAAGGGGAAGTGACATGAGTCCAGAGACCGTAGAGCGTTTGAAAGAACCCAGCACCTGGCGCGGTATCATCATGCTCCTGACTGCTGCTGGTGTCCCCATCCTGCCCTTGCAGGCTGAGACCATCATCACTATCGGCATCACGGTCTCTGGCTTGGTTGGCGTCTTCACTTCGGACAAAGCCAAATGAAAGCGCTGCTTGAACTTATCAAGAAGTATGAAGGGTGCCATAAGCGCATGGCTGATGGGCGTCTGGTGGCCTATAAATGCCCCGCTGGGGTGTGGACCGTGGGCTGGGGTAGCACCGGTCGCTACATCAAAGAGGGCACCATCTGGACGCAGGAGAAGGCTGACGAGAGGCTGGAGAAGGACGCTCAGGCGGCCATCGATGCAGCCCTCAAGGCGTCTCCCATCCTTCAAGGCAAGGAGTTCAAGCTGGCGGCCATCGCTGACTTCATCTACAACCTTGGCATCGGCAACTACCAGTCCTCAACCCTCAAGAAGCGTGTGGACACTGGCGACTGGATCAGTGCTGTGTCCGAGATCAAACGCTGGGACAAGGCTGGCGGCAAGGTGCTGGCAGGCCTTACCGCTCGTCGAGAAGATGAAGCCAAACTGCTCCAAAAATAAGCTACACTGAAACTGTCTCATAACCCTCGTCCATCCCGGAAAGTGGGTACTCAACCTGGAGTGACAACCATGCCCCTCAAGAAAGGCAAAAGCCAAAAGACCATTAGCGCCAACATCGGCGAAATGGTTGGCAAGTACAAAGAAACCGGCAAGATCGGCACCAGCAAGCCTAAGTCCAAGAAGGCTGCTATGGCTCAAGCCGCTGCTATCGCCTATTCCAAGGCTGGCAAGTCCAAGAAGAAGGGGATGTAATCATGGCCCTTCAACATATCAAAGACCTGCTGGACGGCACTATCCGTCCGATGACTAATGAAGACCTTGGGTCTGTCCTTGGTTCCAACGGCGTCGAAGCTGGTGTTACCCAATACGGTTACCTGCGAGTAACCCAAGAACCAAACGCTTGGTTCACGGAGCCGTTTGACAGCTTGGACACGACCAACCGTTGGACCACGAAACTGTCCACTGGTACGGCTGCTGTCACTAACGGTGTGCTGAACATCAGTTCTAGCACCACGGCATCGGCCTATGGCGGTCTGTTCACGCAGCCTACGTTCACGCCTAACGGTATCAACTTTGTTGCGTTTGGTCTGACGCAAAGCATTCCCAACGTAGTCCAGGCTAACACGCTGCGCTTTTGGGGGTGGGGTTCAGTGCAGACCACGCCTACCACCACGGCACCCATCGTCAACGGTGTAGGCTTTGAACTGGCAGCAGATGGCACACTGACCGCTGTGGTCTACCAGAGCGGTGTCAAGTCGCAGAACGTAGCCACCGGTGTCACGCTGACAAACAACCTGCCATTCTATAGCGGCATCGCTCGTCGCTCTGATCGGGTCGACTTCTATGTCAACAGCACCTTGGCTCCTGTCGCAACGATCCTGATTCCTACGCTTTACGTTGCTACTCTGCCGTTCCAAGCTATTGCCATCAACGGTGCAACGCCTCCAGCCGCTGCTGCACAAATGAACGTGCTGGCGTTTGGAGTTGCTGATACCGGCAACAACGGCCACAGCATTATGGACCCGACAAACCCATTCTGGCGTGCAAAAGTCACCAAGCCTAGTACTGCGGCTGCGGCTGCCGATTCTGCACTGGCCGTTGCTCTGCATCCGACCAGCGCCCTGAACGGTCAAGCGGCCCATGACGGTGTTATCGCTGGTAACCCTGTGCGTATCGCTGGTCGTGCGCTGACTGCCGCTTACACCACGGTAGCTACGGGTGATACCGCTGACCTGATGACCACCTTGCAGGGCGTCCTGACTGTCCGTCAGTACACTATCCCTGAACTGGAATGGTCGTATGCCTCGGCTGCTGGTGGCGTGGTAAACACCACTGACGTTGTACTTGGTGCTGCCGCTGGTGCTGGTCTGCGCCGCTATATCTGCTCCATGGGGCTGTCGAACAACAGCGCCACGGCAACGGAAGTAGTGTTGAAAGACGGTGCTACAGTGATCTGGCGCGGCCACCTGCCCGCTAACGCACCCAACCTGCACATAGATTTTGCTACACCGCTCAAGACCTCGGCTAACGCTGCGCTCAACTTTGCGTGCATCACCACTGCTGCTGCTGTCTATGTCAACGCCCAGGGGTACACTGCGCCATGATTACTATCAATGAGAAAACTTTTGATAATGGCCTGTGGACTCTGGTGACGGTTATTGACGGACCGAAGGGAACCTTTGTCGGCCCCTTCGTTGTCGAACTGCCAGAAGACGCCACTGACGAGCAACTTATTGCGGCAATCCAAGCGGTGCTGTGATGGATGAGGAAAGCGTCTACAGCGGCCCCGAGCGTAGAACGCGCCAACCGCTGTCTGATGAGCAGATAGAACATATCGCTCAAAGGGCAGCGGAGCTGGCAGTCCAGAAGATGACGACGGATGTCTACGCCTCAGTGGGCAAAAGCGTCCTACAGAAAGTCTTCTGGATTGTCGGCGTGGTGGCTACAGCTATGGTCTTGGGCAATGCCTCCATAAAGGAATTGCTCAAGTAGAGTCCTTCCAGTATAGCCAGACCAGACCGGCGAGCGTGCAGAGTATCAGCAGCCCGCCGGCTGTTAAGTCCGTGTCCGTCACAGATCAAAAAGAGTCTGCAACTCCCTCTTGAGTGGTAGGACATCGAGATCCGGGTGTCGGTCAGCCAGCAACTCCAAGTAACGCAGCGCCCCGCGAGCCTGTCTCGGGGTCTGGCAGCTATTGATGACGCGCCAAGCCTTGGCGATAAGTTCGTTCATGACTATCCCCTCGCCTTGATGCGTTCAGCAAGATACTTAGCCATTTCGTACTGACCGCGCATGTAAGACGTAATGATGGCATTTGCCGGTTCGTCGTTGCAGTTTTCGACTGCAATCTTATAGATTGATTCTCTCTCCTGCGCGGCGACAAGTTCAGCAAACCTCTGCAAGTCTGCCAAATACTCCACGCTGGAGTGATTAACTGGATGTTCCTCAATCAGACCACACTGTTCTGCCAATGGTAGGTAGTTCATTGTTTCTTCCCGATTACCATATCAATCATCTTTTTGGCCCTTTCCAACTGCTCAGTGCCGTTTCCAGTGATCCAACTAGACATATAGTCCAGCGTGACCTTGCCGTTCTCAATGATGACGACGCATACCTTGGATGATGGCTCGTAATGCAGCCCATCGTTCCCGTTCTGGCCGATAATGTCCATGCGCCTTTCCTCGGGGTGCCAGCACAGGCCAGCACACTCGCCCTCGGGGTAATTGCATCCTTGAATGGCGCAGATTTTAGTCGGCATTGCAGTCTATCTCCCCAGCGCGGTAGTCAGGCCAGAGGCCGTCGGCGACCATTTGGCAATACTGCTCTTGGGCTTTCTGCTCGTCTTCCATAACCATTGAGCCAACTGCACCCATGATGATGGACATGATGATTGCTATGAGAAGGAGACGTTGGGTTTCGTTTTTCATTGTTTGATCCTTAGTTTTTGGGTTTGGTTGATAGCATCAGTTTTCCCAAGACAAACAATAACACGGTATCCGCAGTTTGCAAGGTAATCGAGCCAATCTTTTTGATCTTTGGACACTTTCCCGCCTTTGGCCCGCTTCATTTCGACCCACAGGCCCCATTCAGGGATGAAAAGGTCAGGCACCCCGGCGCATACGCCCTCGGCTTTGAGGCGGGCGGCCGTGGCTGGCGACCTCGCCCCGCCGTTGGGTATAGCCAGTATCCGCACCCCAGGGTAAGTCTGCCGGAACCACTGTACATACTCGCGCTGTTCGATATGTTCGCTCAGAACGGGACTGCTTCCTCCCAACTTTGGCACTGGTCAATCTCCTGCGTGAACTCGGATGGCGGTTCCATTTGGAACACTTTGCATTTGCCGCCCTCAGTATAGTTCCAGCAGGTATGACAGCAACGGGGTGGCGGCTGGCGTATGGCCTCCTGCCAGTCGGTGACAATTTTAGGCGGCGTTGGGCGCATAGTTCCTCCGTAGGACTCTGAAAAACTTACCGTCGACTTTATATTCAACGCTGGCTGGCGGTTTGGCTGCGCTCAGGCGGCGTGCTGTTTCCTCCATGTCGGTGCTTGGCGTAACGTCGGTATCTAGCAGGTATTGCGCCAGTATATTGCGCGCCTTGCCTCCGGCTAGGCCTTCATGCAGCACCGTCAGGTATTCCCGGACAACCGGGTCAGACAGGCCTCCGTAGTACGAGACAACCAGCATCTTTTTGCCGCTCTGCGAAAACTGAACCCGCCATAACCATGACTGCACATGCAGCGTCTTGCCCTCCAGCCCCATAATGTCATCGTCATGGAGTTTGAGTTTCTTTGGCTTGCGCTCGGGGAATGGCGTACCACAGGCCGGGCAGACTTTGGCCGACAAGGCCACCAGCTCATTACAGGCATCGCAGACCTTTACCGGCGCATCGCCAGAGCCATCGCCGCCCTTGCGAGGAGGCACTACGGCCGTGATAGGGCCATGGGTGGCAACCACGCCTGCGAAGTCCAGCACCAAGCAATGGTCAGTGTGTGATTTAGGGCGCATACCACGCCCTGCCATCTGCACATAAAGGCTCGCGCTCATGGTCGGCCGCAACATGGCGATAAGGTCTATGTCGGGGTAGTCAAACCCCGTGGTCAGGACGTTGGCATTGGTCAGCGCACGCAGTTTGCCAGCCTTGAAGTCGGCAATGATACGCTCCCGTTCGGCCTTGGGTGTATCGCCAGTGATACACTCGGCCGGTATGCCGTAGATAGTTTGCAGGACAAAGGCGATCATTTGGGCATGATCCACGCCAGCACAGAAAAACAGCCAGGCCTTCCGATCCTCGGCCAGACGCATGACCTCCTGCACCACGGCCAAGTTGTTTTTGTCCGTATTCACCGCTTTCTGTAGTTCTGCCTCGATGTACTCACCGCCTCGCTTATGCACGCCAGATACGTCTAGTTTGGCGCTGGTGACCTTTGAGCGCAGCGGGGATAGATAGCCCTTGTGTACCAGTTCCTCAATGCTCACAGGCTCAATGAGGGCGTCGAACAGGGCCGGCTTGTCAGTGATCAGGCCGTGACCTAAACGGTACGGCGTAGCGGTAAGCCCTACCACACGGAGGCTAGGATTGATGTAGGATAAAGCTGACAAAAGCGTGCGATAACTGCCCTCATCCTTGTGAGACACCAGATGGCATTCGTCGATGATGACTAGGTCAACGTGGCCTAGCTGGTCGGCCTTGTTGCGTATCGACTGGATGCCGGCGAACGTAATATGGTCAATCTGCTTTTTGCCTATGCTGGCCGAGTAGATGCCGAGTGGCGCATCCGGCCAATGGTGCAGCATCTTTTCGGTGTTTTGTTCGATCAGCTCTTTGACATGAGTCAGCATCAATATGCGCGTCTCCGGCCACTGCTGGAGCGCATCCTTGCAC